GTTCAAAGAAACAGACAGTTAGTGGCGGTTGATGTACAACGTTGTACAGACGCAACCAAAAACTCTTTTACTAAGAGTACAGAAAAATTATTTATTCCACCATTTTTTAAAGAATCTTTTGATTTTTGTAAATGTGATGGTTATAAAGGTTCTTATGGTTCTGGTATTATCCCAAGTGGTTCTACCGCTCGTAACATTGCTCGCTCTGCAATGAACGAATTAGAAGCTATTAGAGCAAAAGTAGAAAGGGCTATTGAATTGCAACGTTCACAAGTTTTAGAATCTGGTATTGTTACCCTTAAAAACGGTGATTCTATTGATTATAAACGAAAAGCTGCTTCTATGGCTACTGCAACTATTCCTTGGGCAACTGTTGCAACTGCAGACCCTTATGCTGACATTGTTGCAGGTATGAACTTTTTACGTGGTGATGGGCAAAGTGGAGCATCTACTATTAATGCTATTTTTGGTTCTACTGCTTTGGCTAACTTTTTTGCAAATGCTAAAGTTAAAGCTGATTTAGAAGTTCGTAGAATGGACAGAATTAACGTTGTTATGCCACAATTTGACAATGTTACAGGTATGGCTTTTCACGGTCAGTTTGGTGCTGGTGATTTTATCATTAATATTTGGACTTACAATGAAGAATATTTAGACCCTACGGATAATACAACAAAGGTTAAATACATTGACCCTGAAAATGTTATTTTAGTTCCAGAAGACTTCGTTGGGGAAACTTCTTTTGCTACTACTCCTATTGTTAGAGGTAGTTCTGAAAGTGGTTATTATGTAACAAATGTAGAAGGTCAGTACACCGTTTATGATATTATTGACCAAGTTAGAGCAGCTTGGGAAGTTATTTTGCAGTCAGCACCATTAGTTGTTCCTGTAACTATTGATAGAATTTATACTATCAACACGGGGGAGTAACAGGTACTACGGCAATTGTAGGTAATGCTAAGGTAGGCGAATCCATTGTTGGATAGCCTACTGAACTAATCAATAAAATTACAATTTATGGCTTACGAAAAGCACACTTGGGTAACTGGTGAAACCATAGACCAAGAAAAATTAAATAACATTGAAGACGGAATTGAATCTGTTGATATTGCTTTAGAAGGCAAACAAGACGCTTCTACAGCTCTTCAAATAGGTACAACCGCCACAACTGCAATGGCTGGTGATACGGCTTTATTAGCTATTGGTACAACTGCATCAACCGCCGCTGCTGGAAATCATAACCACGCTGTTACAGCAGATGCTACAAGTGGTTTAGCGGCTGCTGCCAATATACAAGCATTGGCAGAAGCTTTGTCAGCTCGTATTAAAGCGTTAGAGGACGCTGTTTAATAATTTAAATTTACAACTATGGCTTATTATAAAGTATTAGTAATTAAAATGTTATTACCGAACAACGTTATCGTAAAAAGAAACGATGTGGTTGATGAACTTTTAATTCAAGATGTAAAAAAACTTGAAAAAGGTGGTTATATCGCAAAGGCTACTAAAAAAGAAATAGATGATTTTAAATCTAAAAATAAACAACATTCTATTGATAAAAAAGGAGAAAAGTCTGAGCCTGATACAAAATCAACTGAAGTAGAAAAACAAAAGGATGAAAAGGCTGTATAACAGTCTTTTTATCTAAATTTTTAGAACTATGTCTGGTAAATTAATGAAGATGGCTCGTAAAGATGCCAAAACAATAAACAAAAACATTGGTTGGGAAGAAGATGTTACTTTAACTACCCCCGATGGTTTACATTCGTTAATTACAAAAATGATACATACCGAACATCATAATTCTTATGATACCGAAGGTCAAAAAATAAGTTCTAAAAACGCACACGTTCTTTTATGTGAAGATGATTTAATTTCTGCTGGGTATCCTTACAGAAATGAAACAACTAACATACATTTATTGAATCATAAGATAAGTGTTGTAACTGATTTATCTACAAAGGAATTTTTAGTTATGGAAAATTACCCTTCGGAAACGTTTGGTATGATAGTTCTTATATTAAAAGATATAAATTCTAATAAAGAGTTTAATGGCAAAAATAATAGAAAGTATTCCAATCCAAAACTTTGAAAAAGCTAAAAATGAAATAGCTTTTATACTTCAAGACGAAATAAACAATCAAATTGATTTATCCGGAGAATTGCTTGAAGTTCCTGTATATCTTGATAGAAAAGATATGATTACCAATGCTGAAAATTGCGTTATAAACGTATATTTAACAGGCGGAGAGTATTCTGAGATAACAAAAATTTCAAGTGAAGGTCTTTATGTTTTTAATGTAGATATATATACTAACACGCAAAGTGAATTGTTTAATTCTTCAAGTGTATTGGATACATTATATGGTTGGGTTAGATATATTCTAAGTCATCCGGAATATAAAACACTTGGTTTTGATAGAGGTTTTGTTGCTGGTGTATATGTTAGAAGTTTTGTTTCGCAAGAAAAACTATTAATAAAAGATTCAGATACCTTTGATGTAAAAAGTGTTCAATTTGAATGTAGGTTAACGGAATTTCAAAATGGAGTAAATGGTGATGAATTAATATCTAATTACACCAATTATAAAATATGCCTTACCGACAAAGGCTATAAAGTCGAATCTAATTTTTAAAAAAAATTTATATGATTTCAACTGCAATAGGTAGCGAAAGACGTTCAAGAGTTTCTGGCTACCGAATTAAAAAAGGTTTCTTTAATGAAACAAGTTCTTTTTTACCACAACAAATTTTGGTTATTGGAGTTCCTAATACTGCTAATGCTGTTGGTGTTGATTATACTAAAATAAAAGAAGTAGTTTCTGCAAATGAAGCTGGTGTTCTTTTTGGATTTGGTAGCCCAATACACCAAGCAATGAAAATATTAAGACCTATTGATTCAGATGGAGTTGGTGGTATTCCGACTTTTGTTTTGCCTTTAGAAAATAATGGTACTGCTAAAGTAATTACGTTAGCTGTTACTGGTACTGCTACGGCTGGCACTACTCATTATTTGGTCATTAATGGTCGTAATTACGCATTTAATATTAATACTGGTGATACTGCTGAAGTAGTAGCTGGTAAGATAGCTGATTTAAACAATGCTACAACTTCTTCAGCATTTACTGCGGTAGCTACTGATGAAGATATTGTTTTTACTGCTAAATTTAATGGTTTAGTTTCGCAGGATAGTGACATTTTTATTTCAAATGAAGGTGTGGGTGCTGGATTAACTTATGCGGTTACTCAAACAACTGCTGGAAGTGGTCAATCAGATTTAACCCCCCTCCCTGCTGCTTTAGGTGAAAACTGGATTACTGGTATTTTAAATACGGAAGGTGTTGGTAATTTTGCTGCATTAGAACAAATAAATGGAATACCATATTCGGAAAGTCCTAACGGTCGTTATAATCCTATTGTTTTCAAACCATTTATGGCGTTTACAGGTTTTGTTAGTGATGATTTACAAGATTATAACGATTTAGCCGAAAACAATACTTATGGTCAAGTTACAAATGTTATATGCCCTGCTCCGGGAAGTGGAGGTACACCAGCAGAAGCAGCCGCAAATGTTTTGCGTTTGTTTGCAAGAAGAATGCAAGATACCCCTGAATTAGATGTTAATGCAATGGCTTATCCAGATATGCCTGAAAGTAATTCAGAAACGTTTGAAATGTTTACAGATTATAATGTACGTGATAACCTTATGAAAAAAGGCATTTCTACCGTAACTTACGAAAATGGTCAATTTATTATTCAAGATTTAGTTACTACATATAAGTTTGACGATGAAGACCCTTTACAGTTTAATTATGCAAGAAATTTGAATTTGGATTGGAATGTAAAAGATGCTTATTACATTCTTGAAAAAAGAGAGTTAAGAGATAAGGTTATTATTTTAGACGACCAAATAACAACTTCTACCAATGCTATAAAGGTTAAAGAATGGAAATCAGTACTTGGTACTTTGTTTGATACTTTAGCTTCTCAAGCTTTAATTTATGATGTTGATTTTTCTAAATCAACACTACAAGTAGAAAGAGATTCTGTAAACAAAAACAGAATTAATACAAATTTCCGATACAGAAGAACAGCTATTGCAAGAATAGTTTCTACAGATGCGGAAGGTAATTTTTAATCTTTAAAATATATATATTATGGGTTTTGTAGGTGGAGATTTCGAAGAAGTTCATTGTTCGCATCCAGAGTATGGTCAAATGCGTTTTTATCCAAAAGCAAATGAAACTTTCAATGTAGATTATGGCGGAATTTCAAGTAACGATGATGAAAATGGTGTTACATCTGCTGGTGATTTAATAGACCAAATGAATAGAAGACGTTGGTCTGTTGAGGGACCGATTGCTATTGATTTTGCTGGCAGTCAAGAAGAAACATTTTTAAATAATGTAGCAAAATCACCGACGCTTGGTACTTGGACTTTTACACACATTTCAGGGGCTGTATGGCGTGGTCAAGGTAAACCAGTTGGTACTCGTTCGTATGATACAAATGCTGGAACTTTATCTTTAAAAATAGCTGGTTCCAGACAGTTAGAAAATATAAACTAAATAAAAAAAACCTACTTTTTACAGTAGGTTTTTTTTGCAATAATGAAAAATAAAGAATAATTACAAACAGTTAATTAAAATAAAAGCTTATACAAAGCTATAAATAAAAATTAAGTATAACAAGTTTTATATTTGTTTTTTTTTATTTATATTTGTTTTTTAAATAAATGTAAAATTATAAAGGAAATGGAAGAAAAAACGAAAACAAACAGAACAGAAGTTGTAACATTACAACAAGCTATTAAGGAACTAAGAGCTTTTATTTATTTTCACGATGAATTAAAAGTAGGTAAACTTGAAGATGATGATGTATTGGTAAATGAAAATAATTACATTATTTCTGCTATTCAAAAAGGATTATTAACTATTGAAAATAATATCCCTACTTACACTCTATTGAAACCTATTGGCGAGGGTGATATTTCAGTAGATAAAATAAACTTTAGAACCCGTATTAAACCAATGGATAATGCGAGAATTACACAGGGTTTAGATATTTCTAAAAATCAATTTGAATATATTTTAAGATGTAATTGCTTTTTGACTGGTCAATCAAAAGGAATTTATAATTCTTTTGAAAAATATGATTTAAAAGTAATTGAACAAATTTGTTCTATTTTTTTGTAAGGTTTAAGTCAAAAGAGAGCCTAAATAATATGATATGTAGCGTTGCAAGGAATTATGGATGGGCTTCTCCTTTTGTCTTAAATGAATTATATACAGATAAACTTGATAGTTTAGGTTTGGAATTTTGGTATGAAGATGCTAAGGATATGCAACCTAAAAAAAAATAAACTAAAATGGCAGCTTCTTCTTTACAAGTTTTAACAATTTTTTCTGCGTTGGATAGAGTTACACCTGTTGTTGACAAAGTTAACAAAAGTACTCGTTCAATGCAGAAATCCCTTAATAATGTTGGTAACAATATGCTTGCTATGGGTGGTGCTGGTATAGCAGCAGCAGGGGGGGTGTTGAATAAGTTCGTTAAGTTAGAAGATGAGTTTGCTAATTTAAGAAAAGTATTTAAAGGTTCTGATACCGAATTTAAAAAGGTTACTGACCAAATATTAGCTTTTGGCGGTGAAACAAGGACTATACCGGAAGACCTTATTAGAACATCTGTTGAATTATCTAAAACAGGTATTGAAGGAAATAAACTATTTGAAGTATTAAAATCTTTTGATACTATAAATTTAGCTTTAGGAGATAACTTTTCAGGAGGTGCAGAACAAGCTGCCGAATCTATTACAAGGCTTACATACTTATATAAAGACTTAAAAGATTTAGATAAATCCCAAGCTACTTTAACCGTAGGTAATATTCTTAATGAGTTAGCTCAAAGAATGCCAGTTGTTAAAGCAGAGCCAGTAGTTGAATTTATGAATAGGGCTGGTGGTATGAATGATTTGGTTGTGCCAGATATAGCTACTTCAGCAGCATTAGGTTCTACCCTTACTGGTTTAGGAATGAATCCAGAAGCTGCTGCATCTGGTTTTCAACGTGCTATTAGAACTATATCTAACAATGTAGATACCTATGCTAAAAAAATGGGTGTTACTGGTAAAGAATTAGATAAAATG